AACAATAGAAGCAGTAAGTTCTGGAGCAGTAGTTAATACAACATGGCAACATTGGGCTGTTGTTAGAAATGGTGGTGTAATTACAATTTATCGTGATGGTGTATCTTCAAATACACTTACTAGTTCTGCTGACATATATGATTTTACTGGACAATTTTCAGTTGGTTTTAATCAAGTTGCAACAGCATATTATAATGGGTATATTTCTAATATGCGTATATGTAAAGGTTTTGCTGTATATACTTCTAACTTTACTCCTTCAACTTTTCCATTACAACAAACAACAGGTACGGTTTTTTTAGGTTTTAATTCTAATAAAGTAGAAGATAATCGACAATATGTATCTGGTTCTTTTAGGTTATCTTCTTTAAGTAATGATTTAAAATTTAATCACGAACTTGCAAATTTAAGAAATGATATTATAGTAATTACGAATACATCAAGTCCAGTCAATGTTCCAATATCAATATTAGGTTCTGGCCCATTATACATTAAAACTAGCGGTACTGTTGGTCCAACATGGAATACACCATCAGGATCTCTTTTTACATATGATGTTTATGAAACACAATCAATATCTGCATTAATAGATGCTTATGGAGATGAACCATTAACTTATACATTTAATTCTGGAACATTACCAACAGGCATTAGTTTTAATCAATTATCACGTACTGTTGCAGGAATACTTCCTTATGAAAATCAAATTTCAAATACATATACTTTTACAATAAAAGTTACGGATGTTAATGGTTATTTTAATATTAGACAATTTAGTATAAACAATAAAAAAGAACAAATCAATTGGTTTCAACCACCATCAAATAATTATACTATTGATGTATTATCAAATTCTAATTTTTCTTATACATTAAACGCATATAGCACATTAGTTTCCGACCAAATAACATACACTTTGGCTGGAAATTTACCAAATGGTATTAGTATTTCAGGAAATACAATATCAGGAAACACACCAGATACAACGACAGTTTCATTAATAATTACAGCAAGATCAGCAACAACGACAACAAGTAATACATCAAACATTTATGTCAATTTATCTGCTTCTCAAGCTTTTGGTGGAAATACAACAATAACAACAATTAATGGTATTAATTATAAAACACATACTTTCACATCAAGTAATACACTTATAGTTGCAAGTAATTCACCAAAAACTGCAAATGTTTTAGTGATTGCTGGAGGCGGAGGAGGCGGAGGAGGTGCTGGTGGTGGTGGAGGTGCAGGAGGATATAGAGAAACAACAATTGATTTTGCAAATGTAAGTAACAATATTAGTATTGTTATTGGTGCTGGTGGTAGTGCAAATCAAATAGGATCAAATTCATCTATAACTTATTACAATCCTTCATTAGTTGAATTTATAGCAACACGTGGCGGCCGAGGTGCAAATGATGTATCACCAGGTAATGCTGGTGTAAGCGGAGGTTCTGGTGGTGGCGCCATGAGAAGATATAATGGAACAAGTCCAGGTGGTGCAGGAAACCTAGGAGGTTATTCACCAGTTGAAGGATATTCTGGTGGCCAGTCTAGTTCTGGTAAAGTAATTGGTGAATCAGTTTATGGGGCCGGTGGTGGTGGAGGTGGTGCTTCAGCTTCAGGATCTAACAGTACTGCAAATTATCCTTCTTCAATTGCTGGAAAAGGTGGAGATGGAAAAACCTGGATAGATGGTGTGATTCGTGGCGGCGGCGGTGGTGGAGGCATACAATCAAATGGTCAAGGAACCGTTGGCTTAGGTGGAGCTGGCGGGGGTGGAAAAGGTGGAATAGCTGCTAACACATCAACAGCTGGACAACAAAGTACTGGCGGTGGTGGTGGCGGTGGAGGAACTGCTGGTCAATCAGGCGGTTCAGGTATTGTTATTATTCGTTATCCATTATAATCTGAACAAGATAAATACCCTAATAATAGGGAGCAAAATATGCCTGCCGTTACTGATAGAAGAACTTTCAAAGAATACTGCCTTCGTAGATTAGGATTCCCGGTAATTGAAATTAACGTTGATGACGATCAAATAGAGGATCGTATCGATGACGCACTTCAATACTGGCAAGATTATCATTTCGATGGCTTACAAAAAATATATTATGTTCGTAGATTAACTTCTGGAGATATTCAACAGAAATATTTGGATATGAGCCAAGTTCAAGATAGTTCAAATAATCGTTTGGATATTGTTGGTGTTACCAGAATATTTCCAATCTATGATTCACTTGCCACTTTCAATATGTTTGACCTCAGATACCAACTCCGTCTGAACGAACTGTATGACTTTACCTCGGCGTCCTACGTCAACTATAATCTGACCATGCAACACCTTAGATCTCTCGAACTGATGTTCTCTGGAGAGACTCCTATTCGATTCCAGAGACATATGCAAAAGCTATTCATCGAGTGGTCTTGGGGAACTTCACAGGCACCACAAGGTATGGTAGTGGTATCAGAGTGTTATGCTAATATTGATCCTTCCATTTATAATCGGGTATGGAATGACCGTTGGATGAAAGAGTATACAACGGCATTAATCAAAAGAACTTGGGGAAATAACCTCAAGAAATTCTCTGGTTTACAGTTGCCAGGTGGTGTCACTATGAACGGCGATAAAATTTATGAAGAAGCTGTCGGTGAAATAGAAAAACTAGAAACAGAAATGCAATCTGAATACGGTGCACCGCTAGAATGGTATCTGAACTAAATGCCAACCAATCTTTATTTCAACAACTACAATTCTAATGCAGAACAAAGAGTCATTGAAGATTTAATAGTTGAATCTATTAAGATCATGGGTTTTGAGGCATTTTATTTGCCAAATGATAATGATATTGCAAGAGATTTATTGTACGGTGAAGATCCGATTAAAAAGTTTCAATCTGCATATCCATTAGAAATGTATCTTTCTTCTGACCCATTGGATTACCAAGGTCAGCAAGAATTCTTTTCTAAGTTTGGTTTAGAAATTAAAGATTCTGTGAATGTTATATTATCAAAGCGTTCTTTTGCACAGAGAGTACCACAAACAATAATGACAAGACCACGTGAAGGTGATCTTGTCTATGTGCCATTCTTAAATGGTACCGGTGAATTATATGAAATTACTTTTTCAGAGCAGTCAAAAGATTTTCATATGTTAGGTCGTAAACAACCATATTTCTATGAATTGAAACTAGAGAAATTCAAGTATTCACAAGAAGTTATTGATACTGGTACAGAAGAAATTGATGAGATTGTTGAACAAAATGCGTACACAATTAAACTGATTACTGGTGCTGGCACAGGCACGTATCAGTTAGATGAAATTGTATATCAATCAAATGATAATACTTTTGCAAATGCTACTTGTCAAGCTGTAGTTCAAACATGGTCACCAAACGATGATATATTGACAATCACAACAATCAAAGGTACTTTTGCAACCAATATGAGAGTTATTGGTCGGACTAGCAATGCACAGTATTTCTTAACAACATATGATCCATATCTAGATAATGTTGCAGATAGTTCTTATGGCAATAAAACAATTAAAACAGAATCAGATTCAATCATTGATTTCTCTGAATCTAATCCTTTTGGTAGTCTATAATGTCTGATACAACATACAATAGAGTTATAAGAAAATTAGTTGTAGGTTTTGGCAGTCTGTTTGACAAGATTACACTTGTTCGTTATAATACAGACCGTTCAGAACAGCAAAGAGTATTAGTACCTTTGGCTTATGCAACAAAAGAATTGTATGTTAAAAGATTAGAAGATGATCCTGATCTTCAGAAAAAAATACAAGTTGCTTTGCCTCGTATGTCATTTGAAATGAATGGTTTAACATATGATGTATCACGAAAACAAAATACAAATATAAAACAATTTACACGAACAGCTGAAGGCGTTATATCTCAATATAATCCTGTGCCGTATAATTTTGATTTTTCTTTATACATTTATGTTCGTAATATGGAAGATGGCACGCAAATTATAGAACACATACTTCCATATTTTACACCAGATTATACAATTAAATTAAATTTAATTCCAGAAATGAGTATTGTAAAAGAAGTACCTGTTATATTAAATAATGCGTCACATGAAATAGTATATGAAGGTGATAAAAATTCTGAAACAAGAATGATTATATGGACATTAAATTTTACTGTTAAAGGATTTATATTTGGTAAGATTTCTGATACAGGTGGTTTAATTAAACATTCTATCACTAATATACTAGATGGTATAAAATTCACAGATATTATTGAGATGAACATGACACAATCAGGAATAGGTCAGTACAAAGTAGGTGAATTAGTATATCAAGGTTTTTCTTATCAATCTGCAACCGCAAGTGCAGTTGTAGAAAATTGGAATGGTACTGTTTTAAAATTAAAAAATATTCAAGGTAATTTTATATCTGATAAATTAATTATCGGTGCCGAATCAGACGCTAAATATAATTTTACTAATTATCAAATTATGCCATCAAAATTGGCTAGAATAGATATTAAACCAAATCCTTTAACTGCTAACGGGAATAATGATTTTGATTATGATATTAGGATTAATGAAAGAGATGAAATAGAACCGGTTGGTGATATGCACGTTCAATTTGGTACAGAAGAATTACAAGATGATTTATCTTTAGAAAATACAAATCTAGATTTACAACAAAGGTATTAAAATGTCAAAAACCTTACAATTTAGAAGATATCATAGTTCTAATACCAACACTATAGTTGGTGCAAATGGTGAAATTATTGTAGATCTTACCAGAAAAACATTATCTGTACATGATGGTGTAACTGCTGGTGGTTCTCGACTTGCAACAGAGTTATATGTAAACACTGCTGTATCTAATGCAACTTCTATTTTAATTGGCGGTGCACCAGGTGCATTAGATACATTAAAAGAACTTGCAGATGCAATTCGATTAGATCCACAATTTGGTAATACTATTCTTGCTTTTGCAAATACTAAAGAAACTATTGCAAATGTAAGCAATTCAATTAACACAGTAACAGCATTAGCGCAAGCCGCTTTTAATTATGCAAACACAATACCTCTTGTAGATTCTACCGCAAGAAATATAGGAAATAATGCTTTTATTCATGCTAACGCAGCATTTAATGCGGCCAATTCTTTTACTGTAACAGTAAGTGGTCCTTACTTGAATGATTCTGATGCAGCCAATAATTCTATATCGGTTGGTGGTTTATATTACTTTACTGATGGTACAGTTAAAGTAAGATTGACTTAAAATGGATTATATAATATGAGTGAATTTGATAAAAAAATGGAAGAAATATTTGATGTTACACCAACGGTGCCAGAAGAAAAAAAATCACCGGTGGTTTTGCAACAACATTATAATGATCCAGATTTAAAACAAGATTTGACTGATGCATATCAGCAATCAAAAGAAAATCTACAAGGCATTATAGATCAAGGCAAAGATGCAATGGAAGAAATACTTAACATTGCAAAAGCAGGTCAACATCCAAGAGCCTTTGAAGTTTATGCAACTCTGTTAAAAAATATGACAGAAGCAAATGATAGACTTCTTAAAATACAAAAAGAAATTCGTGACATGGAAGGTGTTAAAAAAGAAACCAATAACACCAATATCGACAAAGCCATATTTGTTGGTTCTACTGCCGAATTAGGAAAACTCCTGAAGAATGGCAAAGCAAACTAAAAATACATATCGTGACAACCCGTTATTAAAAAGGGTTGGCGTACAGATCAATTACACTCAAGAGCAACTTGATGAATATGTCAGGTGTGCTGAAGATCCTATTTACTTTGCCAAGTACATAAAGATTATTACACTAGATCATGGTGTCACACCTTTTGATATGTATGACTTTCAACGGGACATGATTAAAACTTTCCATGATAACCGTTTCGTTATTATGAAATGTCCTCGTCAGGTTGGTAAAACAACAACCACAGTTGCCTATCTTCTTTGGGCACTCATATTTAAAGATTCACAGAGTATTGCAGTTCTTGCCAACCGGGGTGAAACTGCTCGTGGTATTCTTGGCAAACTACAGTTAGCTTATGAGAATCTTCCGCTATGGTTACAACAAGGTGTGGTCGAATGGAACAAAGGTCGTGTAGAACTTGAAAATGGTTCTGTAATTGTTGCATCGTCAACATCTTCATCTGCGGCTCGTTCTGGTTCGTTTAACATCGTTTTTCTTGATGAGTTTGCTTTCGTTCCTGGAAACATTGCAACAGAATTCTTTACCTCAGTTTATCCAGTTATTACTGCTGGTACAAAAACAAAGATTATTATTGTTTCTACACCAAACGGTATGAATCTGTTTTATAAAATTTGGACAGATGCAATTAATAAAAATAATAACTATGTGCCTTTTGAAGTTCATTGGTCGATGGTACCAGGTCGTGATGAAGATTGGAAAGAAGAAACAATCAAAAATACATCTGAAAGACAGTTCAGACAAGAGTTTGAAACTGAGTTTTTAGGTTCGACCAATACACTTATTTCTGGTATAAAACTGCAAACGATGGCATGGAGCCCACCGGTTGCCACCCATGATATGTTAAAAATCTATGAATATCCAGTCAAAGGTAATGATGAAGATAAAAAAGACCATCTATACGCAATTACGGTAGATGTCTCAGAAGGTAGAAATTTAGACTGTCAATCATTTTCTGTGTTTGATATTTCAACCACACCTTACAGACAGGTAGCCACTTACAACAGTTCATCGATTTCACCCATACTTTTTCCAACAGTCATTGTAAACGCAGCCAAATTATATAATGATGCGTATATTCTGGTTGAGATTAACAATAATCCTCAGGTTGCAGATATAATTCACCAAGACCTTGAGTATGAAAATCTTTGGAAAGTATTTACAGGCAATAAGAAACCTCAACAGTTGTCTGCTGGATTTGGTCGTGGTGTACAGATGGGTGTCAAAATGTCACCAGCAGTCAAAAGAATTGGTTGTTCCAATCTAAAGACTTTGATTGAAGGTGACAAACTAACTATACCGGACTTTGATACAATCTCACAATTAACAACATTTGTTGCAAATAAGACTTCTTTTGCGGCAGAAGATGGTGCAAACGATGACTTAGCTATGACACTTGTTCTTTTTGGATGGGCGGCAACACAGAAATACTTTAAAGAAATTGTAAATCATGACATCCGAAAACAAATACAGTTAGAAAATATGAATCAGATTGATGAAGAACTGGTACCAGAACCTATTATTGATAATGGTTTGCAACACTCATTTGAAGTTATGGACGGAGATTTGTGGGAATTAGCAGACGGATCAGACACTTATTCAAAATTTATTAAAGATGCCATGAGGAATCTCTAAATATGAACCATCATAAATATCATTATGGTATCTAATTGCCAAATAACATAATAATCAAGGAGATAATAAAATGGCATTTCAAATCTCTCCAGGCGTAAATGTATCTGAAGTTGATTTAACCACAGTAATACCTTCAATACTAACTACAGCCGGTGCCTTTGTTGGTAACTTCACTTGGGGTCCAGCAGAAACTATAAAAAATATCGATAGTGAGATTTCTTTAGCTGCAACTTTTGGAAAACCAGACACTAATACAGCAATTTCTTTTTTTACTGCTGCAAGTTTCTTAGCATATGGTAATAATCTTAAAACAGTTCGTGCGATAGGAGATGCTTGTTACAATGGTATATCAAATGCAGGCGGTTCGTCAACACAGATTAAAAATGAACAAATTTTTGAAGCATCTTATTTAAATCAAAATAATGCAAATGCAATTGGTCCTTTTGCAGCAAAATATGCAGGTGCATTAGGCAACTCGATTACAGTTTCTTTACTTGATGCAGGTGGTACATTTAGTACTTGGACAGTAAATAGTATTGGTGTTTCATCATACTTTACTGGTGCACCAGGAACATCTGTACAAGCTACTGCTGCAGGTGCAACAAATGATGAAATGCACATCATTGTTACTGATGCTGGTGGTTCAATTACTGGCACAAAAAACACAGTTCTTGAAGTTTGGCCATATCTCTCAAAAGCATCTGATTCAGTTGATGCTTTAGGAAACTCCAACTATTATAAAAATGTACTTTACAGAAGTTCAAAATACATTTATGCAGTTGATCCAGTAGACTACGCAAATACTGTAGCTACCTGGGGTCAAACTATGAGTGGTACAACATTCCGAACAGTCGCCGGTGCTCAAACTTACCGTTTGACAAAAGGTGCTGATGCAACACCAAGCGATGCTAATATTCAAACAGGTTGGGATAAATTTACAAACGGAGAAGAAGTTGATATTTCTCTCGCTATTACTGGAAATGCATCAACAACAGTACAACAATATGTAATTGATAATATTGCAAACTCAAGAAAAGATTGTGTGGCGTTTATATCACCACCATCATCAGCTGTTGTTAATAATGCCGGTGACGAATCTGACGATATCTTAACTTGGTATGGTAATTTAAATCGTACTTCTTCATATGTTGTTTCTGATACTGGTTGGAAATATACATTTGACAAGTATAACAATGTTTACCGTTATGTGCCATTAAATGGTGACATTGCTGGACTCTG